TCAAGCCTTGTAGTCAATCGCCGGGAGGCTTTCTACCGCCGGTTCTTCCATCTCAAAAGAGCCTTGATCAGGCTCGCCCTGCACTTCATTTATGCCATCCAGATAGTCTTGTCTGGAGCAGACAATCAACACTTCGCCGCCCTGAGCTTCGAAAAGCTCCGTCAGGTTTTCAGCGTTCTTGCCGATCTGAACGACAGCTTTTACTCCGTCCTTGATCGTGATCTGATCGAGGGTGCCAACAACATGAGTTGCGCCGTTCGACCCGATCAGACGCACGGCCTGAGTCGTGGCGACCTTGACGGCGAAGCGCATCTTTCCGATTGCGTCGTCCTGCTCGGACTGCGTCATCTCGGTCCACGGGCGCTTGATGCTTTGCACTACGCCGATAAGCGACTCAAGCAGCTTCTTGCCCATATCTTCTGCAGCCATGTCCTTGACATCAACGGCCTTGACTTCTTCCATGGTTTATCTCCTTACTTACGTGAGCGAATTCTCTTGATTTCTCGGTCGATCTTCTTTTTGACGGCGTTTGCAAGATCAAAGCGATCGTCCGTCGTCATGTAAATGTCCAGGATCTGCCAGATCAGGATCAGCACATCGGCAAGCTCTGAGTGGAACTCCATGCGCTTGACCTGCGGCAGTACGTCTGGATTGTCCTCGTGCTTGATAGCCACCATCAATTCGGCCATCTCCTCGATCAGCTTTTCTTTTTGACCGCCGTAAGAGTGCGCCGTAGCGATCTCATCGATCTTGTGCTGGAGCTCTCGGCTTGCGAAAATCGCGTCGATCATCTTGGTCTCCTGTATCTGTGAATTTCTTGAAGCTTTCGGTCCAGCCACTTGAGTCCTTCGGAGGCTTTTTCTGGCATGTCGCCTGACATTTCTGTGGCAATCCAAAGCTCTGCCACCCGGATCGGATCCGCATCAAGTGCCTTCTGTATGATCGTGCCGGCGATCTCGACGCCGTTCCGGAGCGCCTTCAGCTCGTCACCAGTTACCGCAAAAGATCCTGTGCGAAGCGCCCGCTCTTTGTACGTCTTGAAAGCCGTCTGCATCGCCACCCACTCTTCGCCGTACGTCAGAACACAAAATTCGTGTTCAAGGCCATAACCTCGGTACATCACGAAGGTCCCGAGCAGGATCATTGAGCCGAGGTTGAGCAGGTCTTCCTTTGTGAATGCTCCAGTGTGGAGCCGAAGCTCAACGGCCAGCTCGACATTGCGATATGCGGCCTTGATCTCTTGGAGATCAGCAAGCGGCATCATGCGCGGCATCTTTCTCCATCGGTCCGGATCGAACGCCTTGCGCGGCTTTTTGGTCTTCGGCATCTCACTTCACCACAAGATTGAGACGCTTGATGATGCGAGCCCCCGGCACTTCACGTCCGGACTTGATAGCGTCCTCAATCATCTTTTTGCTGACCTTTGGCTTCACCGGGGGCATATAAAAGAACTCGCCGGGGATCGACGGCAAGTCAAAAACCTCGACGCTTTCGGATGGATGCAATCGCATCTGAACCGGCGCAGCCTTGATGCTTTTGATTTCAAGAAGCTCCATCGCATCGACGCATCGGCCTTTGATGTGATCGATGAGGTTCTTGACGAACTTTTTGCGGCGGGCGAGCTGCCGCTCTTGCTCTTCGAGCTGTTCTACCAAACCTTCGAAGTTGGCCACAGCGCAGGCGCAGTCAATCAGCTTCTCTTGCGTGTCCAGCGCAAGCGCATCGAAGCGGTCGATGCCGATCAGCTCACCAGTCTCAGGATCCGGCTCGATCTGCATAAGCGCGGCGGCGGTGGCCTGAGTCAACGTGAAAAGCGAAGGGTTCTTGATGGGGTTCAGGGATTCGGTTACGGCGTGCATGGCTATACCTATGAAAAAAGCCCTCACTTGGAGGGCTGTTCGGATTCAAAAAGTTCGATTCTGATTGTGACGGATTTTTGTAGGCACTCAGCCCAATCTTCTGCATCTGCCAAGCCTTCGGGGATACCGTCGAACTTGGCCAGAATGAGCTTGTATTGCTTCATGAAGCAGGAGTACGGGTAGTTAGAAATTCGAGCGCTCTCTCGTGCACACTTGAGATACCACTCAGCCTTACGTAAGTCCTCCAGAGCATCGTTTTTCTGTCCAGCTCTGATCATGTACTTAAGAGCATTTCCAAGATCAAAAGGCGCCCACCGCAGGATGTCGATAGGCTCGCAGCGAACGGCCCGCAGTACGTAATGCCGCGGCCGAGTTACAGGATCGTATTCAGTCATTTTTGCGTCCATAAAAAAGCCGCCCGGAGGCGGCTCATCTCATTCGTCATCATCGTCCGATTCAAGATCAATTCCGTAGGCTTTGAAAGCATCCACGATACGGTCGTAAAGAACATTGGCCGTGATGTCATCTGAAAATCCTCCATTCTCGATGTAGCAGTTCAGTGCATCGAGAAGTACTTGCGCTTCGTATTTTCCGAAGCATATGCATATCTTTGCTTCCATTCTGGTTCTCCTTTATGGAGGCCACCGCCCGCGCAGTACCCTTCGCAGTTGCAGTCTCTCGACGCTTTGCACACATCGCGGACGGCGGCCGAAGAGGTTAGTCGGGTATGTACGGCTCTGGGAGTTCGGCCCAGGCGATGACGGTATCGTCGTAGTCCTCGAACCAGCAAAAGCCGTCATCGCGAATCAGACACGAGATTCCGACGCCATATTCGCCGTTACCGATCAAGAAAGTGACAAGCACATTGATGTTCTCTTCGGGGAGAACACCTTCCCACACGCAATTTGGGTCATCGTCGAAAAGATCAAAGAGATCTGCATGCTTTGCTCGGTCGTAAAGAACGGCCTTGACAGGATGCCACACGGTTTTGGTCTCGCTCATGGCTCACTCCCACGGTCTATATCTTTTGACGCCTTTCAATACCCCGCTGCGGGAATAACTGTGGCTGCCAGTACGCCAATTTGTCCCGTCCCACCATGCTTGGTATCCATGGCCTTCGTTCGTTTCTACACGCATGTCAACCTCTATGGGAGGAAGCACTTCAGGGAAGTTGTTCCAGTTATCGGGGTTGTATACCGCTTCGAAGTCTTCTTTGTGAAGCACGACGATGAATCTCCCGTTGCCGATCTTCAGAAGCGATTTGTCTTCTCTCGCGAAAATAGCCCCGCTTGTAGCAATGAGTTCGGAAAAAGTCCCTTTGCTGAGTTCGTCGAGCTTCTGCTGGAGCTCCTGATCTTTGAGTTGGTACTTCGTCATGTGTAACCTCACGCGATAAAGTCGATCCAAAACTTGAAGCTGGCTCCGACGATGCCAGTTGCGACGATCATCAAAAAGGCCACGAGACCGAGCGCGGCCAGAATTTCTATTAAGTCTTTCATGTGAAAAAAGGCCGCTCAGTGGTGGCCTATACGTAGAGTTTCAGGGCTGGGACGGTATCAAAATGGGATTTCGTCATCCGCAGGGGCGGCGACCGCCGGATGGTTCGCTGGCGGCTGCTGTTCGCCAGCGGCGCCTCCGGTCGAGTCACGATCCTTTAGGTTCTTCAGTCGAGCATCAAGCAGCTTGGCTTCAGTATCTCCGTTCAGGATCTCTTTTGCGACCTTGCGAGTCACCGGGTCGAACGGTGTGACAAGGTTCATCTGATAGGTCGGTTTGCCGTTGTAAAGACGGTTTTCGCGTTGGAAAACAAGGCCGACGTGGTGCTTTTCGACCGCCGGCAGACGGTAGCCCTGATCAACTCGGAAGCCGCCCTGCGCGTTACGGTCGCGCGTGTAAACCTTACCTTCACACACGTCCGCCTTCTGGGCGTTGCAGACCACCAAAAGTGCATCAAGGATTCGGCGGCCAAAAGCTTCGGATCCGTCCTTTTTCGAAAGGAAAAGCCTTGAGAAGCACAGGCGGCCATCGTCTGCCTTGAAAGCGATGTCAAGGTACTGAGCCCCACCGTCCGACATGCCCATCGATGCTTGGGTGATCTGCCCGGTGTATGCGCCGGTCTGGGTGATGTGAGTGCCGCCGTCAAGGGCTTTTGCGGCGGAGTCATTGCGGGTGAAGCTCATAATCATTGATGTCATTTTTCAGAGTCCTTTTGAGTTGAAATTCCATAGTAGTCGCAGATAGCGTCATCAACCGCTGCTAGGTCGTTCTCGATCTCGCCTGCGTCGAAAAGTCCGAGCGGGCTTTTCACTGTGTCCTGGCCGTTGTTTTTAGTGAGGAAGGTGTACTTGCCGTTCTCGACGTGAGTCCGGAGCACTGTCGTGAACATCCCTTCGACGACGATCTTGTCATCGAGCATCTTGCCCAACGTCTTAATCCGTACGTTTCCGAAGTCGTCGGTGGCTGTGTGCGCCAGTACGTAAACGCGCTTGTCCTGGTCGAGTTCGGCTGCCGTCTTGGCAATGTCGAAACCTGCGCCACCGATGTCAGAGAACTTTTGGTATCCGGTTTCTTTCCGGCGATTCATGAACATCAAGGCAAGGATGTACTGCCAATCGTCGACGACGATGATGTCGTGCGGTGCGCGTCTCATGCAGGCCACGATCTTGTCCGGGTCTGACTGGACGTAGATGTTGCCGCCTTTGCCCTCGCGCCATTCGTGAGCGCGGAAGGGGAGAGGCTTGCGGACCGGCTGGATCAGCAGGGTTTTGGCAGGATCGAGGTTGCGAAGTGAGCAGGTCTTTCCTGTGCCTGATTCACCAAGTATCAAAGTGGCGTAGCTCATGTGGTATCCTTTGGGCGTTCATCAACGAACGCCCCTTTTGAATGGCTTTTAGAAAGGGATCGGGCCGTCGGAGTCGTCAGCTCCTTCGGCCTTTTTCGTGTCCAGATCTGGATCCGGATCTCCGTACCGATCCTGGTACTCGGCTTCGTACTTCGAAGCGAGGTAGTCCATCCAATCGTCGTACTCTGCAAGTTCTTTCGGCGTCATGTCTGATCCTCAAAAAATCTTCCAGTCGAGCAGTGCGACTACGCCTGCGAACGCCATGACGCTGATGCCGATTAAGTCCCAATGACGGGCGCAGAAATCGATTTGCTTGTCCATGAAGGATTTGATCTTCTGGCGACGTCTCACCGCCTTGCGTACCGATGCCATGCGGCGGTTGTGCGCCTCGGCCGCTGGGTCGAAGTATCTTTCAGTCATGTGGTCTCCTTGTTTAGTGGATGTTTGCTCTCGTGAGAAAATGAAGGTCGCTACACACTTCACTTAATCAACGAGAGCAAACATGTCTTTTCATTCGATTCCCAAAGATTCAAAAACCCTTAAAGAAATCAAAGAAGCCGTTAAGAATTGGTACGAAATCACTTTCCCGTATGAGGGAAAGAGCTATACGGTCCTAGGCGCGATAGTTGGCGTAAATAGTCAAGACCGGATATGCCTCTGGGGTGATGTATTAGCAATCGATACAGAACCTCAAAACCCCGTGTTGCCAAAGTGCTTTGACATCGAAGGGCTGCGCACCCAAGTGCAAAGAGGAAAGATGCACGGTAGATGTTCCAACGATTACACAGTAGTAATGCGAGCCTGCGAGGCCATTTATGCCTATGGGCCGAGGTGGGACATTCCGAAAGAGAGCAATACGTCAGACGAAGATTCTCAAAAGTTTGGATCTGCCGTCGGTAAGCGAGGAAAAGCTCGAATTGCTCGCGAAAAACTCGAATCATTGTTCAAACAACCAGAGAAATAATCCTTTTGCCTACAGCCTGCGTCGCCAAGGAGCCAGACGACGGGAGCCAGGCCGCAGGCAGAAGGACTCGCCTTCTGAAAGAGTCACTGGAGGAGGTAGATGATCCACGGCAGGCTCAGGATCGAGCCGAAGCCAGCCGCGGCGGTCAAAAAAAGCACGGCGGGGCGTTCGCCGTGCTCATCTGGTGTCCAAAAAGACTTAAGCAGCTTGCGCATCTTTGTGCTCCTTGACTTGCCGCAAAAACTCGCGGGCGTAGTCGACCAAGTTTTGGGCGTGCGCCTTGTCAGTGCCAAAGCGCGCCAGAACGTTTCCTTTTTGGATAGTCAGTCCTTCGTACTGGCACCATTGGATGACACCGTTGGAGTTGTCCAAGTGGGGTTTTTCGAGGTACTTTTTTAGGCTGTTGATCGAGGCCATGAACTCGTCAAGTCGGATGCCAAAGATGAAAATCGTGCAAGAGCCTGTGATGCACAGATCGACGTGTGCACCGTCCAAGCAGCGGAGGTTGATCAAGTTTTCGCCGCCGCGAGTGAGGTCGCAGGGTTCTACCTGCCAGTCGATGGCCTTGAAGTACTTTTTGGTGGTCATGCCGATGCCTCCGTAAAGTCGTATGTGGCTTCGAACCACTCCCAGAGCTGAACGGTTCTGTCAAAGTCAAAGTCAAAATCGAACTCGTCGCTTGTCGCGACTTGCTCGACGATCTCTGAGGCCGTGTCAGCATCAACCTCGTCGAAAATGCCTTCGTCGACCATCTGCGTGAGTTTCTGACGGGCCTCCCAGACTAGGTCGGGCTTGTAGTAGCGCATGTTTTTCTCCGTGAAAAAGACCCACGGAAATCGATACGTGCAAAAAATGCACATATCGACTTCGATTGGCCTTTTCGCCGGAGAAGAGCTGAGGTGATTCACTCCGCCATGTAGCCCACACTCGGGCATCTAAACCGGTTGCGCGTGTTGACTGTGCGCTTGCTTGGGCCGTTAGGTCAGGTCGTCATCCCCACTCAGGCACCACGGGACTTGCACCCGCTTTGCACGCGCCTTCGGTGACGCTTGCTTCAACCGCAAAAGTTGCTTTTGCGTGGCAACTGTTGCTTTTGTTGTTGAAGCCATATTAGCTTTATTAGCTAATGTTGTCAACAAAAGCTAAATTTCGCTTCGTTGATTTTTATCAAAAGTTTGCAAATTTGCGCAAAAAAAGCCACCCGTTTGGGTGGCTTTCGTATAGGGCAGACTCTTTCCTAAGACTTACAGAGGACCGCTTCTTTCGATAGCGTGTCCATACATTCGGAAGTATTCTCGCTCCTGATCTTCTGGAGTCAATTCTTCGTCAATGTATCGACCGTCCTCATTGTCCGAATGGATGACAATCGTACCGTTGGCTCTTCGGTAAAGACGCTTGATCATCATTTCGTTCCTGACGGAGAACACATACACATCACCGTCAATGATTCGATCTGTATTTCCAGTTACCAGTACAGTATCCCCGTCACAAAGTGTCGGCTCCATCGAGTCGCCGCTTACTTTGTACCGCTTGCAATCTTCGGCTTTGACGTTGTGCGCATCAAAGAAATCTTGGCGATAAATGGCTTTGCGAGCGTTTTTCTCTTCTTCGATAGTGGGTGGCTCGCATGAGCCAGCACCGAACGTGATGCGATATTCAGGGATAGAAACATATCCTTCTGGCACGGGGTCGTCCTCGTGATAGGCCCCTACAGGTTCACCTTTTGGATTTTGTTGAGAATCGACATCACCGTGAACCATCCACTCGGTTGTAACACCAAAAAAACGGCAGATTTTTGCGAGATTAGTGCCCTTGGGTTCGGATTGCCCGGAAGCCCATTTTTGGACGGCCTGGCGAGATACACCGATGGCTTGCGCGAGTTCCGCATGAGTCATGTGCCTTTGCGCCAAAAGCCAATTAAGTCGATCAGCTAGTGTCATGGGTTAACTCCTTTTGTCACTAGGACAGTAGCAACAAAAACTAAAATCTGCCCGACATAATTATTTAGCATCTGTTGACAAAATAGCTAAAATGCTAGTAGCATCTATTGCAACTTTGACAACGAGTGCAAAAATGAAGCAACCGAAAATCAATCCTATTGATGCGGCATTGCAGGCTATTGGTGGCACGCAATCCCAGCTCGCGCGAATGATCGGGGTCACACCTGCGGTCGTTACGAGTTGGCGAGCTCGCGGATACGTGACGCAAAAGCACCTGCGCAAGGCTGTGGAAGTCACAGGCCTACCCGCTCACATTCTCAATCCCTACATTCCGGCTCCGTTTGAAGTTCAAGCCGCGCCAAAAGCCGATGTGTAAAAAGGCGAGGTATCTTTCATGGGGTACAAGCTTCTGCAAACTTGCATTGACTGTGAGTTGCCGGGTTTGAGTGACAGCGAATGGCGAACGCTTCTCGTGATTTGTCGCCACGCCGATGATGTCACTGGCGGCAATTGCCATCCGAGCACGCAAACAATCTGCAAAAAGAGCAGGCTGACTGAAAAGGTCGTCCGCAAGGCCATCCAGAGTTTGGAGGTCCAAGGGTGGATTCTCACCTCACAGAACCCCGGCGCTGTCCGATTCTTTGAGATCAATGTTGCCAAGATCAACGATTGCTCTCTCTTGGTAGGAGAAAAAGAGCGCCCCCGTGCAGAAGTGCAGGGGGATGTAAAAGAGCGCCCCCGTGCAGAAGTGAGCGATGCCCCCGTGCAAAAGTGCACTCCCTCCCCGTGTAAAAGTGCACCCCTAAGAGAACATATAAAAGAACAAAAAAAAACCAATCTACAGACAGTAGACGACTCGCCATTTTCGCTTGAGCCAGATCAGCCTCAGGCGGCGACTGTGCCCCCTGCCGAAAACACCACCTCAAACACGGCGGAAACCGCGACAGATAAGGGAAGGCACCCTGCCGACGCTAAGTCTAACAAGCCACCCAAGCGCAAGGCGATCACGCACCTGTTCGAACTGGAAGCCATTCCTGACGAATGGCGGGAGCTGTGCGAACAGATACGCCCGGACCTTGATCCACGGAGAGTCTTCGTGGAATTCCGCTTCTACTGGACGCAAGGAAAAGGTCAGGGCACGCGGCGAAGCGATAAGGGCTGGACTTCCACATGGATGAACTGGGTCAAGCGACAGAAAGAAGATCGAACCTCAATCTACCAGGCACACACCGAAATCCCGTTCTCGCAACGGGACTACACAAAAGGCATAAACGATGACAACAGTATTTGACTCTTCCAACGGTAGCACTTATGCCGTGCTTGAAATGGCAGAGTGCCGTAAGCATGGCAAGTACCCTGTGCGTATCCAGCAGGTCAACAAAGACAAGGGCTGCTTATCCCTCTACCCATTGCGCTTTTTCTGCCCCCTTTGCAAGAAGGAGGAAACGGAAATGCAGCTCTTTGGTGAAGTAGCTATACCGCCTCGCTTTGCCGGCAAAACCTTTGACAACTTTGTACCTACCGAAAAATCGCAGAAGGTCTTTGACTATTTCAAAGATTATTCAGCCAACTTTGCCGATCGAGTTGAATCCGGCACGAGCGTCATCCTGACTGGTTGTCCGGGTACCGGAAAGACGCATCTGGCATGCGCCCTTCTGTACGAGGCAAAAAAGCAGGGCTACAGCGTGCGTTTTACTAATGTCCGGAAACTCGTGCGATCGGTACGAGATACATGGAAGGAAGAAGCGGCCGAATCTGAATCTCAGGTACTCGATCACTACATCGATCTCGATCTGCTTGTCATAGATGAAGTTGGCGTACAGGCCAAAAGCGAGAACGAGCAGCACATTCTTTTCGACGTTCTCAATGGCCGCTATGAAAACGTCAAACCCACGATCATCTTGAGTAACGAGGATTTGGCAACCATCCGGGAGATTATCGGAGAGCGTGCCTATGACCGCTTGCGCGAAGGTGGCGGCAAGGCTTTCGCTTTCGACTGGGACAGCTACAGACCGAAGGCACAACTCCCACAGCATCACATCCATGAGCAGAACAACTTCAAGTTCTACGACATGGAAGTGAAAGACGATGAAAGTTTGCCGTTCTAGGAGGAGATATGAGCGAGCTAAGTGCTGAAAACGTATCCGCGTTTTTGAACCGCAGAACAGGCGGTTTTGACTGTTCCGTTTGCGGCAAATGCGAATGGCAAATGGGGGTTTCGGAAAGAGAATCAGATTACCTCAAAGTTCGATGCGGTCATTGTGGCCACATCGAACTGTTTGATCGAGATTTTGTTGAGCAAGCCTTATTGCCCCCAAGAAACCAGCAGTTCAAACAAGGAGTCGATGCGAGTGTCGAGACGGACGAGCCATCCGACCAAGACTGTCAGTGCGGGAATCAGAAGGCATTTCACGTAAAACCAAAACTTGGACTCTTTCAAAAAATTGTCCGTTCCGTTTTTCACGTCTAAGGGTACCCACGACAAGTCATCTTTTTTCTTAGCCATGAACACGCCCTTCAATGAAGTTTTTATCAAAGATTCCGACCCAACCGCAGTTGTTGCATCGAATGACAACAGCTTTGTTCATCAGGGAAGGTTCCGGTCTTGGTTTCAATTGGGAATCTTTTGGTTTAAGTCCATTCTCAATTGCGAATTCTTCAAAGGGCGCAAACCAATCGTGAAGGTTGCTTTGATCAAGGATTTCAGTTTCTTGAACGGTTCCGTCTTTTGCGATGACGTGCCAGTCGGTAGTTCGACAAATTGGGCACGAGAAGCCTTTGGTGGTTTTGTTTAGGTGTTGAGCTAGCTCATCAACGGTTAGAGACATTGATTTTTCTCCGTGGGGTGATTGGACAGACAGGTTTTCGTGGTTGTTAACCGCAATCATCTCACGGAGATCCGAATAAGGAAATGAGAGATGCAATACGACATTACTTTGAGCGGTGATGATGTTCTGACCATCATCAGCCTTTTGGAAAACGCCGGCTCTGCTCAACTGGCGGTCAAGGTCAGAGATCAGATGTACGAGCAACGCCGCCAGATGCTTGCCGGTCTCTCAACTCGCGGCAAGCCCGTCGATAAGCCGATGTCTGACAAGGATGTCACAGACTTCTTCGGTGGCCTTTTTGGAGTCAGACGATGAAGTGCAACCGGCTGGATACGATTGAGCGTGAAGGATTGGACTGGTGATGTACTCAGCAAAAGCAGGACTGTACGCAAAAGGGCGACTGAAAACCGGCGAGATGAATCGCACCGAGTCGGCTTATCGCGACCATTTGGAAGCCGAGAAGAGAGCCGGGCGCATCTTGGAGTTTTGGTTTGAGCATATCAAGCTCAAGATCGCGGACAACGCCTGCGGCTACACGCCCGATTTCATGGTAATGCGTGCCGACGGCGTGATCGAGCTGCACGAGGTCAAGGGCAGCCTGCGCATCTTCCAAGAAGATGCAAAGGTTAAAGCCAAGGTCTGCGCGGACATGTATCCGTTCCCTGTCAAGGTCGTTTGGCCGCGCAAAAAGAAAGACGGCGGCGGCTGGGAAGAAATGACGTATTGAGGAGGCGAGATGCTTTCAAAGAGTGATGAAGAAATTTTGACTGACCGCCTCCGAAACTGGGGGCGGTGGGCCGCTGACAACCAGCATCTGACGAGCAGCACTTTGCTCTGGCGCATGATGAAGCTTTACGGTGAAAAGGAAGAGGGCGTCCGCCAGTATGTCGAAGAAGAGAAGGAGCTGCCACCTCCGATTGATATTTTTGACGCCGTCATAGTCAACCGCGCTTGGCAGGGTCTTCCTGAAAATCCTTTGCGGTACAAGACAGCCAAGTGGGTGCTTGTCGCTCACTACTGCTATCCGCACATGCCTCTGCGCGTTGCGTTACGACATCTTCGTATTAGCCAGCGCACTTATGACCAGCTTTTGACGATGGCCAAGTATTTGATTTTCAACCGCATCGAGCAACACGCGGCCAAGAGATTGTCCGCTTTAGATCTTTGACAATTCGCTTGCTTTGCCGCACAATGCCTACGTCTGCGAGTAAAAAGCAGACCGGGCCTGAGAAACCCGAACTAATCAGTAGGCGCACGGCCGCCTTGCGGCTTTTTTTTGTGCGCATTCACACCATCATTTTTGATGGCCGTGAACCAATCGCCAATTTTGGCGATTGCTGTGTCTCCTTACGGGAGAGGCGTTGCGGATGCCCTAACGGGCGGCCGTCACCTACTGAACGGATTTCTCAACCCGCGACGCCTCGCCCACCCGCCTGAGAAACGGGTCCGAGGTTCAGCAACCTCAGTAGGAGACAGAAATGTCTGAACTCATCAGCAAAGAAGCCTTCAAGGTCATCGAAGGCCGTCCCGTCACGTCCAGCAGAATCGTTGCCGAATACTTCGGAAAGCAACACCATCATGTTGTTCGGGATATTCGATCTCTGGTCGCTCAAAAGCCCGAATTAGAAGCATCGCGCAATTTTGCGCAATGGTCTGAAGAGGTAGAAATTGGTTCAGGAGCAAAACGCACTGTCATTTGCTACTGGATGGACCGCAAAGGCTTCAGCATCCTTGCCATGGGCTTCACCGGAGCCAAGGCGCTTGACTTCAAGTGCGCGTTCTACGATCAGTTCGAGCGCATGGAACAGCAGTTGCACCCTCAATGCCCTGTTGTACGAGTCCGCCGTCCGATCAACCGAGAACAGCAAAACGCGATCATCGGAGCGATCAACACCAAGGCTTACGAGGCTTGCGTGCCGAAGTCCTACGTCTACACCAGCCTTAAGACCTTCTTCAAGGTTGACAAGTACACGGACATCAAGGCAGACGAGTTCGATCTTGCCATCGGTTTTATCCAGAGACTGAACTACGGGAACTCACCGAAGGCACTGCCCGCGCCTGAGTCACCCAAGACGCTATCGGATAATGAGCTTCAAGCGATTCAGAGACTGCATCGCTTCCATGCTGACCCGTTCTGGAGAGAATGCGCAAAGCAGGCTATCAAAGTCCTACAAGCCGCCGACTCGAGGTTCGCAGGTCGCTTTTACGATCTGATTCACGAGCCGACAATCGCGTGGTGCACGCTTGAGAGAGTTCTCGACCGAAACGGCATCAAACATAGGTACGAGGCTTGACAATTTTTTTTAAAAGGTCATAATTGACCCAAGAAAATTCGATTCCGGGTCGTGCCGCGTTAAGTTGGAGCCTTTTGGCTCCCTTGTCATGCACGGAAGAAATGAAAAGCCCCTGAGTTTGCGAGACTCCGGGGCTTTTTTTTGTATGAATCACCCGCCTTGGAGCGGGCTTTTTTTATGGCGCTAAATCCTCAGAACCTTAAACGTTTCACCTCGGAGGAAGCTCGGAGAAATGGCCAAAAAGGCGCCAAGGTTTCCGCTGAGAAAAGACGTCAACGGAAGACCCTTAAAGAGCTTCTTTTGATCGCCCTCGAGCTTCAAGACGAAAGCGGAAAGACGAACGCCGAGGCCATCGTGGCTACTGCTATTAAGCAGGCCAAGTCTGGAGACTCAAAAGCTCGTGATTTTGTCCGCGACACCATCGGTGAAAAACCGACAGACGTAATCGAGACACACGAAAAAGCACCGGAAGGCATGACGGAGATGTACGCCTGGCTAGCACAGATGAAGAAATGAAGCCCATTGAAGCATTCGCTGAGCTGTACTCACCGCACCGCTACAAAGTCTTTTATGGCGGACGTGGTTCCGGAAAGTCTCAGGCGGTTGCACAGGCTCTCACTTTTTTGTCGTCCAACATCAACTTGCGCATCTTGTGCTGTCGCGAAGTCCAGAACTCGATCAAAGACTCGAGCTATCAAGTCTTAAAGGACATGACAGAAAAACTCGGGATTGGGCACGAGTACAAGTTCACAGAGTCGGAAATCCTTCACATGAGAACTGGCAGCCGCTTCCTTTTCAGTGGCCTGCTGCGCAATGAAAACTCTATTCGATCGAAAGAAGGCATCGACATCTGCTGGATCGAAGAAGCGTCAAGTGTCTCGCAGCGCTCCTGGGACGTACTCACTCCGACAATCCGCAAGCCCGGATCTGAATTATGGCTTACATTTAACCCATTAACCTTAGACGACCCTACAAACGTCTTTATCGAGAATCCTCCTCCGGGCGCGTTTGTCCGAAAGGTGAACTACTGGGATAACCCGTTCTTCCCGGAAGTCTTGCGCGAGCAGATGGAGTGGGACAAGCAGAACGACTTCGAAAAGTATCTGCATGTTTGGGAAGGTTATCCGCTGACGATCAGTGACGCGCAAGTTTTCAAAGGTCGATTCGTTGTCGAGCCAATTCCGGAAGATCTCTGGAAAAAAGCCGATCGCCTCTTCTTTGGTGCGGACTTCGGCTTTGCTCGAGATCCGTCGACTCTTGTTCGAAGCTTCATCTTCGACAACAGGTTATTCATCGATCACGAAGCCTACGGTGTTGGCGTCGAAATCGACGAACTCCCTCAGCTCTATCGATCTGTGCCCGGGGCTGATCAATGGCCTATTAAGGGCGACTCAGCGCGTCCAGAGACGATCAGCTACTTGCGGCGGCATGGCTACAACATCGACGGCGCGGAGAAATGGCCGGACAGTATCGAAGAAGGCATCAACTTCATCAAGAGCTTCGATAAGGTCGTTATCGACCCGCGCTGCAAGCACACAGCGGACGAGTTCCGACTGTATAGCTACAAGACCGACAGACTGACCGACGAGGTGCTGCCGGTCGTTTTGGACAAGAACAACCACACGATTGACGCATTGCGATACTCGCTTTGCGACTACATCAAGGCACGAGGATATGGCTTCAAAATCTCGCAAGACGAATCGCCGGAAAGCTTCTGGCTTTGACGTAGCGCAGGCAGAACATGAGACGTACTCTGTGGACGCTCTGCCGCCCGAGACCAATGAAAAGGACTTGCGCGCTTTACTCAAGCCTGCTCGATCTCTGGCGGGAGACGCCAAGCATTACGAAAAGCTTGATGGTGCGATGGACGCGGCATTTGTTGGGGGTATGGTCTCGAGGGTCGAATGGTCGGCAATTTCCAGCTTTGTGAGCTTCGTCGGCTACGGTGTGCTTCAACAGCTTTCGCAAGACGCTCTGATCCGTTTGTGCATCCAGACTCGCACCGATGAGATGCTTCGATCTTGGATCGACATCAAGTGTGACGACGAAGAACGCAAGAAGAAACTGGAGTCGGAGATCGCTCGCATCGGTCTACGTGAGACGCTTTCGAAGGCACTCACGACGATGGGGCTGATGGGTGGCGCCTTTTTGTACATCGACACCGGGAGCGAAAGACCTGTCGATGTACTAAACAAAACACCAAAGAGCATCGAGTTCAAGAAAGGCATCGCCTTCCGAGTGATCGACCCGATATTTACGACGCCACAGGGATTCAATGCCTCGGAGCCGTTGAAGGATGACTTCTATAAACCGTCTGTCTTTTTCATCATGGGACAGGCTGTGCATACGTCACGCCTCATCCGCTTTGTCGAAAACGAGGTGCCGGATCTCCTGAAGCCGGCATACAACTTCTTCGGCATTCCGCAGGCGCAGCTACTTTCGGACTACGTGACGCACTTCCGGAAGAACCGCGAAGAAGTCAATCAGCTACTGCACAAGTTCTCGACAAGCTTCATCAAGACTGACCTTGGCGCACAGCTCTTTGCAGGCAAGGCGTGGGGGCCGGTGAGCGACCGCGTGCGGTTCTTCGCAAAGTTCCGCGACAACTCCGGCGTCGGCCTTCTTGACAAGGAAAAGGAGGACTTTGTCCAAGTCAACACACCGATCACTGGCTTGACTGACATCGCGCGTCAGTCGCTCGAATTTGTGGTGTCAATCAACCAGTCGGGCGTTGTGAAGACGCTCGGCTACTCGCCGCAAGGCTTTAACGCAACGGGTGAAAGCGACATCAAGTTGCAGGCTGACTTGATCGCTACACGCCAGGAGAAGATCCTGCGCAAGCCTATCGAAGAGATCTTGCGGCTTCTGCAGCTTGAGCTTTTCGGTGACATTGACCCTGATCTGACATTCGACTTCAACCCGTTGGACGAAGACGATGAGCGCACGACTGCCGAAGTCGAAAAACTGAAGGCAGATACCGCGGCTGTTTACCTTGATCGTGGGGTGCTGGCCGAAGACGAGGTGCGCGAGAGTCTGCGCACGGATGACCGACAGCCGTATGGCGATCTTGAAGGCGAAGCGCCGGGCATGTCCGAAGATCCTTTTGCGCAGATGACGGATCCGACGCAAGGACAAGGCAATGGCGAAATCTTCTAACTTGCGGCTTCGAGCCGTGCGCCCCAATGCGGGTCTGCGGGAAGCCTACGCAAAGAAACTGCGTGAGCTTGTCACACGCATGGCTTCAGATGTAGCGAAAGAGATTGAGGCGCTTTATCGAAAAGAGGAGCCAAAAATCGCACAAGACGCCAAAGCTAAAACACCTGCGGACAAGCTTCAAAAGATGCTTGATCGGCTGCGCAAGAAGTGGGATGTTGAAGTGGCTGATTTCGCAGACCCCACGGCCAACTGGTTCGTGACTAAGACCCGGGGCTACGTGGATCGCGCTCAGAACGCCGCAATCAAGGCTGCTGGTGTCAAAGGCTTTGACATCCGGTTTGACAAAGGCCATGTCTCGCAAGACGCCTTCGATGCCCTTGTCAACGCTAACACGTCTTTGATCCGATCCATTGGTACGCAATACCTGCACGATGTCGAGGGGCTAGTGATGCGTGCGGTTACAGCCGGACGCGACGTAGCCGGACTGAAGTCCGAGCTTTCCAAGCGCTACGGCATCACTCAGCGCCGCGCCGATTTCATTGCTCGAGATCAGTGCAACAAGGCCACTGAAAGTTTGGCTCGTGCTAATGACATTGAGGTCGGCGTTGAAGAAGGCGAATGGGTACACATCCCGGGCAAGCAAACTAGTCGAGAAACGCACAAGGCTTTTCACGGCAAGAAGTTCGACATCAGTAAAGGTTTATTTGACCGCGAGGTCGGGCGCTATGTCTTGCCGGGAGAGCTACCTGGATGCCAATGCACGTACAGGCCCGTTCTATCGAGAAAGATATGGAAAAAGGATTCTTAGCCTTGGATGCGCAGATTGTCCGCGAGTCAGTGCGCACGCGCGACAAGAACGGTTATCTGCAAGTCAAAACGTCAAGGCTTACACAGGATCAGGTCGCTCCCTACTACGGTAGAGAGATTCCCGGCTGGGAAGAGCGAAAACTGGATCCGGAACGCATTTATTACGGCTGGCGAAATCCAGACGAACTGAAAGCGGCACTCACGACATTCAACGGGGTGCCGCTTTTGATTGAGCACAAATTCGACAGTGCCCAGCGGCCAAACAAGGAACTGCGCATTGGCATGGTCGGCACAAGTGCGAAGTGGGAGCCGCCGTATATCACGAACGCACTGAGCGTTTGGGATGAGCAAGCAATCGAAGCCATTGAGGACGGATCTCTTCGTGATCTGTCTTGTGGCTACCGATACACGCCGGACTTTACGGCGGGCAAGACCCCCGACGGCGTGGAGTACGACTTCGTGATGCGGGACATCGCCTGCAATCACGTTGCTTTAGTCAACGACGGTCGGGCTCCCGACTGTTACGTCGAAGATTCAAACCCAGAAGGAATGTCAACTATGCCAGGCATTGAAAATAAGGGTGCACTTGATGGCTTCGCGGAGTTCGCCCGAAAAGTCATTGAAAACGCACAGACCGGACTGAGTCCGGAAGCAATTGAGGCTCTCGTAAAGCAGTTTGCAGAAGCCTACAGCTCTCTTGAACAGCAGAAGGAAGAGAGCGCTCCCACTCCTCCTGCGGAGGATGAAGAGCCTGATGATGCAGGTGAAGAGCCTGCTCAGGAAGGCGGTGAAGATGAAGGCGAAGAACCGCCTGCTGCTACCGATGGCGACGAATGCGGCGCTGAAGACGAGGACGAAGGTGCAAAGGACGAAGACGAGAAGGAAGGCGCAATGGACGCCGCTCTGATCGCAAAAAAGGTTCGCCAGCAGCTTTCGGCTCAGTACCAGGCAGCAAATCAGTGTCGTGGTGTCTTGGGCAATGTCGATGCTTTGGCCTACGACAGTGCTGACGCGATTTATGCCGACGCACTTAAGTCGATGGGCATCAAGGGTACTCCTCTGGCCTCGGCCAAGTACGTCTTTACTGCGCTTCAGACTGTGAAAAGCAAGACGGAAGGGGCTCAGGACAGTGCTCTGAAAACCAATAAGTCCGACGAGGACTTTCTGAAAAAGTTTGTTCGATAAGGAGGTGAGCTATGGCTCTCCAGTCTCAGGTTTACACCACGATGGCACCGGCAATTGCTGGTATGCCTGCAAGCGTCGGCGAAACGCACTACACGGCACTGACCTACCAGGCCGCGTCTGAGCTGACTGTTGGAAATTTCTGCTTTGCCGATTCGACCAATGGCGGCACCAAGGTCAATAAAGCCGGCACCGGCATTCTCCGCGGCCTGGTGATTTACACCCGGCAGTACATCGCTGGATCCGTCTCTGCTGAAAAGGCTATGACGATTCCCGTCGGTGCCTTCGTGCAAATTGCAACGAACGGCAAGTTCTGGGTCGAAGCTCAGAACGCCAGCGCCAAGGTCGGCGACTACGTCTTGGCATCTCAGACGGATGGTTCGATCACGACCCAGACCGGCAACGCTAACAAGGAAGGCTTCACGATGACCAACTTTATCGTCGAGAAGGTTCTTGGTACGGAAGCGAAATCGCTTGTGCTGATCAGCAATCAGCAGCCGAACGTGGTGCCTCCGATGGCAGCCGCTGCCGGTGTTGGCGGCTAAACAATTTTTGAGAGGTTTTTGAAAATGCGAAGTGAACTCATGAAGCGCCTTGGCTTCGACCTCTGCAGCGGCAAAGGTCGTTTTTTGCCGACGGAAGGTGAAACGCCGCGTATTGCGATGGATGCGGCTTTGCAGACGACGGCTGGCGTTCTGACGCCCGCTCTGTTTGCAACTTACTACAGCCCTGAAATCGTCGAGATTCTTCAGGCTCTCCGTCTTTCCACCGAGATCTTTCCGGAAGAAAAGCGCGGTGACTGGAAGGACACCCAAACGATGTTCCCGGCGGTCGAACACGTCGGTCAGACGACGGCCTATGCCGACTTCGGTCGTGGCCCTGTGTCTGAAGCGAACATCGAGCAAGTAGTGCGCGAGACCTACAAGTTCCAGACGTTCATCCAGTGCGGTGATCTGGAGCAGGATATTGCAGCTGCCCAGCGCATCAATCTGCTTTCCGAAAAGCAGACTGCCGCGGCAAACGCTATTGACATCGATTCCAACTCCTTCAATTTGTTCGGCGTGGAAGGTTTGACGATCTACGGTCTGCTCAACGATCCTGCTCTGCCGTCCGCTCTGTCTCCCGCAACTGTCGACACCAAGACAGCCTGGGCAGATAAAGATGCCAATGCGATCTACAACGACATCCTTTCGATGTTCAATCAGATCGCCGCGGCAGCCAATGGCTATATCAACTTCAGCGCTCCGCTGAAGCTGGTGGTTCCGCCTTCCATCCTTGGTCAGCTCGCTAAGACGACGACGCTCGGTGTGGCTCCTGTGCTTCAGACGCTCAAGGGCTTCTTCCCGAACCTCGAAATTTTGGCTCTGCCTCAGCTTGAGGACGAAGACGGCGTATGCACGGCCATGCTTGTGGCTACGGAGATCGCCGGCAAGCCGACTGCTAAGTTCGGCTTCTTGGAAAAGCTCAAGACCTATCCGGTTCTTGTCGAACACTCTGCAATGTCGCAGAAGTGGGCTTCTTCGACGACCGGATGCCTGCTTTTCCGCCCGTTCGCGATTGCTCGCATGACGGGTATCCAGGCCACGGATTAATCTCCGTTGATCAACCTTGGGAGAGCTTCGGCTCTCCCTTTTTTTTGAGCTCAAAAAAATGGCAACACGTAAAAACACCACACCGCGCAACCCGGCAGCGCCGAAGGTCAAAGTTATTTCGGAATCCGGAGCAACAGTCAATATCGGGAAAGCAGCCAAAACCACCGAAACGGTAACGGTGCTGTTCCGCTCCCGCAGCTCTCAGACATTCACTCTGAGCAATGGAAAGACGGTCACGATCGCCGGTAACGCGGTCTATCTCGCAAATGCCAATGGCGGCGCATTGCCGGCCGGTGGTTATGGCGTCACGGTCGTGGACAAAGATCTGTGGGAACAGGTCAAGAAAGAGTTTGGTAAGGCATACGCCCCGTGGTTCCGTTCCGGTCGTCTGGCCGAAAAGAAGACCGAAACGCAGGGCGTGAACTATGCGATTGATCACGCTGATGAGAAAACGGGCGACGACCCGATGCCGCAAGTAAGTCCGTTGAAGGAATAGTGATGAGCGCTGTTGTCTTTGAAACTTCCGCCTTCCGCAAGGTTTATCCGGCTTTTGCCGACGAGGTTCGCTTTACGGATGAAATGCTGACGGCGTGCTTTGACCAGGCTGTCGAGCTGATTGGAAATGACGACGACAGCGCGATTCCTTACGCCCCGGATGCAACGCCGCCCGTGAAGACCCGTGAGGTTGTTCTTCAACTTTTGACGTGCCACTTGGCGACGCAGAACTACTTGTGGGGCGACACTCAGGCGGCGCCGGCACAGAGCGCCGGGCAGGGTTCCGTGAATGTTGGCTTCGGGTCGCTTGCCGATGCCAACAACCCGGCTTGGTGGACTTCCACAAAGTGCGGTGCTCAGACGTGGGTGATCTTGCGACGATATGCCACTGGACCGATCTACTTTGGCGTCCAGGACTTTTACATGGGCGGATAGATGAAGGTCAAGATCAAGTCGAGTGACGGTCTGAAAAAGCTTGCGCAAGCGGCTAAGGGTTTAAGAGCTGAAGTTGTGGCGGGCGTCCTTAGTGGCGCTACGAACGACGAGAGCGGCGAAAAGGTCGCTGGCTATGCCCGGATGATTGAGTACGGAACGGCGAGAATGCCGGCCAGACCTTTTCTGCGGCAAACGGCCTCAGAAAGCGAAGACGAATGGCGCAAGCAGATCCGACACGGCTTAAAAGCGAGAGGTCTTGATCACGCTGAAGAAGTTCTGGGCGTGGTTGGTCGACTGATGCGAGCTGACATTATGGCCACGATCCGAAGAGGAGATTTCGAGCCTTTAGCAGAGTCCACAGTCAAGGCCAAAAAGCGGAAAGGCAGAGCTGAACCGACCGCTCCATTGATTGACACGACAAGCTTGATCCGATCAATCGGAAGCGAGGTGCGCAAATGAATTTGCACAGCATTGTTCGCGGTGCCATTACCTCGGTTGCCCGCGATCTGCCATGTGATCTGCTCACGATGACAGGCGAGCAACAGCGAGTCGAACGCGGTGATTTGCTTCCGGTTTTCAATCAGCCGGTACAAGTCAAGGCGCAATGGCAAAGCCTCAAGTCAGACGAAATCGTTCTGAGTGAAAAGATTGAGTCGGCGTCGATCGTGCGCAAGGTTTACCTGTATGCCGAAGACGATGCGGCCACGCGCCCCTGGGCGATGTGGCGACCGCTGGGAAGATCTGGCGATCTATTGCAAGACGACAAAGGCAACTACTGGCTGGTGGATGCGGTTATCGAAGACTTCACACATGAAGGCTGGGTCTGCGTGCAAGCCATTTTGCAGACGAGCAAACCGCGCTTTGTCTTGAAGGAGGTCGACGATGCCGAAGGTCAATGATGTGACGCAGGCCGACATCCTGAATGCACTCATCGGGTTTTGCTACCAGTACTCAGCACCAGCACTGTCAGACGAAATGCATGTCCTGGATGGCTTTGGTAACAACCGAACGCTACCGAAGGACGGCAATGACTTTTGCATCGTGACACCGATCGCGATGAGTCGATCTGGAACGAACATCGAGCGCTGGGAAGAAGACGACCAGGAGTTACTTGAGCTGCAGGAATATGTCAATTTGGACGTGCAGATCGACTGTTACTCCACGAACGGATTTGACGCTATGGAGCGCGCACAAACGCTCGAAACTGTAGCGCGATCAGAGTACGGCGTCGATCATTTTTTGGGCTTTGGCATCGACTGTCTTTACGCGGAAGGAATTCAAAACCTTTCGGCCGTTATTGATGCGAAGCAGTACGTAAGCCGCTGGATGCTTACGCTTCATCTTGGCTATTGGAAGCGCGTCAAGCTCGCGCAGGACTTTTTCAATACCGCGATTGTCGACGTGGTGAATGTCGACTCGAAATTCAAACCTTGAGGTAAAAACCTATGTCTATTAAGGCTGGCTATCTAGTCGCGATCACGCCTCGCACAATTTCTGCTGGCGCTTCCGACTTGGAAACAAACGGGATGCTTTTGACGAAGAGCGCATTGCTTCCGTCCGGCACTCCGGCAATGGCATTTGCATCAGCGGCTGCAGTGGCCGCTTTTTTTGGCGATGCTTCTGACGAGGCTGTTTTCGCGCAGCAGTACTTCACCGGACTGACGAATCAACAGAAGGCTCCGACGTCTTTAGTCATCGGACGACGCATCGATGAGGATGCGCCGGCATGGATCCGCGGCGGGGCGATCACGGCAGACTTGGCTTCTTTCAAGAAGGTAACCGATGGCGCCATGAAGATCACGATTGATGGCGCAGAAAAGACGGCTACCGCAGTCGATCTTTCGTCCGCGACTTCGCTTTCGGAAGTCATTCAGACTATTGCCACGGCTCTCACGGGGTGCACCGGGTCTTACGACTCGACCACGAACACTTTCACTTTGACGTCCTCGACGGACGGTGCCAGCTCGACGGTGAGTTATGCCTCTGCCGGCGATGATGGTACCGATCTCAGCGCAATGCTGTGCATGACGCAGTCCGAAGGTGCGGTGCTTTCGCAGGGCGTGGATGCTATGACGGAAGCAGCCACCCTGAACGCTATTTGCGCAGTCACGGCCAATTGGTCGCAGTTCACTACGCTGTGGGAAGTGACGGAGCAGGCTGAAGCTGAGGCTTACTCTGCTTGGGCGGATATCGATGATGACTTTGTCTATGTGTTCTGGTCTTCCGATCAAAACATGACGAGCGCTTTGACGCAGGACAGCACGATTGCGAAAGCTCTGAAGGATAAGTACAACTGCACATTCATGATCTACTCGTTCGACTACGCAACAGCAGCTTTTGCTATTGCTTACCCAGCCACGATCAAGTGGGATGCGACGCAAGGCATGAAAGTCATTTTTGGCAAGTCGGCCAGTGGTATTTCTCCGACGGTTACGGACGAACAGGTTGCCACTGCGCTGGATGATCTGGGTGTTAGCTATGTCGGCCAGTTTGCAACGCGCAATGACGAGTTCACTATCGCCAATCGCGGCGAGCTGACCGGTTCAATGTACGGGTTCTATGACACTCTGATTGGCTCGATCTGGATCCGTTCCAAGTTGCAGACCTCGATCGTGAACGGCTTGGCGACAGTAAATCGCGCTCCCTACAACTCGGTCGGATACACCATGCTCAAGTCTTGGTGTCTAGACCCGATTACGCTGGCAAAAATTGTCGGTGCTATGGATGAAGGCATTTCACTGAGTGAGTCGCAGAAGTCTCAGATTTTGCAGGAAACAGGAAACTCGGAAGCGACAGGTGAACTTCAGTCTAAAGGGTGGTTCCTTTTAGTGCTTGATCCAGGAGCCGCTGTGCGAGCACGACGTGGGTCTCCGATCTCGTCCCTTTACTACTCCTACGGTGGTTCCATCCAGAAGGTAGATCTGCCCGTTACGGCAGTTATCTAAAAATTTAAGGAGCATTGACCATGCCTCGTAATAACAAGACTTCGGCGAATGTAGTCGCCATTTTGTCGATTGAACAGGTTGCTCCTTCCGGAATCCGCCTGGAACAGTTTTCGACTGATGCCGGCATTGCCGCAGATGCAGTGCAGGAAGTTCAGGCTGAGATGACGCTAGACGGCCAGCTGACGGTAGGCTACACGCCAAATCCGTATGTGGTGAACCTCACGATTCAACCGACTTCGCCTGTGGTGCCTTATCTTCGTGAAGCACAGCTTGTGCAGAAATCGATGAAGACTCCGCTCGGTGCCGGCTTGACGGTTTACTACCCGGCCACTGATCGGACCTATAACTTCGTTAATGGAGTGATTACTCAGATGACGCCTATGCCTGCGGCCAATCGCGTGCAGGATCCGATCACGGTTCAACTGACTTTTGAGGATTGCCAGTAATGCGTGAAGTGAAGCGAATCACGATCAAGGACGGAGAAAATCCTCTCGAATTCGAGATTACGCCCATGTCGGCGCTACAAGCAGAACGGTGGATGCTCCGGGCGGCTTTTGCGCTTGGATCCGGCCTTTCTGCCATTACAAAACAAGCGACTGCACAAGAAATTGTTCAGTCGCTTTCTTGTGTTGACTTTGAGAAGGTTGCGCCGCTTTGGGAAGAGCTGCTTACGTGTTGCCAGATCAAACAAGGCGGCGCATACCTTCCGCTTGATCCAAGAACCGTCAATGGGAAGATCGATTATCCAACAACGATCTTTTTGCTCAAGGTTGCTGCAGTCGAGGCGACCTTCGGTTTTTTCGGAAACGGCGGCTTTGCGAACTTCCTTACGTCGATGCGTGGCGTTCTGAACTCTTAAAAGTCAAGGGTACAGCAAAGTTTGCCAACCTCCCTCCGGTGTGCGGACGCTGTGTCTCCTCACGTCTTTGCACATTGAGGGAGGTGCAAACCTTTTACAGCCTCGAGGATGTCTACGACCTCGACGAGGTTTTGATGCTTCAGAACTATCACGATTGGCTTGCGACACGAAAGGACGATTAAATGTCTGTTGTAGACGAACTGTTTATTGCCATCGGCCTTGATGCTCAGGACTTCGCCAAGGGAATCGACAAGGTACGCTCGAACCTGTCCGAGGTGGCGGGCAAGGCAAGTGAAGCTTTTGGTGGAATTGGCGACGCGAGTGTCAAGGCCGGGGCCACTTCTGCCTTGTCTTTTGACAAGAGCGCACAGCGAATCGGACACCTAGGTGATGCGGCGACAGAAGCCGCACAATCCATCGGGTCTGCGTTCAGCGGACTGACACCGATCTTTGACGCAGTGCGTTCCCGGGTGGGTGCGCTGGCCGCTACCTTTGCACTTGTGGCAGGTGGTGTCGAGACTTTCACGAACTTCATCGAAAAGTCAGATGCTCTGGGTACTTTGAGCACTCAGCTCGGCATCGATGTGAAAGATCTTGATGCTTTTGGAAAAGCAGCGGAAGCCGCAGGCGTTTCGGCAGAGTCGATGTTCTCCTCTATGAGGAGCTACTACGAGCAAACAGGACGCCCGGCAGAAGAGGTTTTTCAGCTTGCCAAGAAAGTCGAAGGCATGAGTCGCGGCGCGGCGCAACGCTACCTGCAAGCGCAGGGGGTGGCTACTGATGCCATTCCCATCTTCTTGCAAGGCCAGAAGGCGCTTGATGACCTGATGGCCAAATATCGCAAGACGGCTTTCACTGCACAGGATGCGAAAACCGCCCGTGCTTTTAAAGTTGCGTGGATGGACTTTAAAACGGCATCGCAAGCTGTAGGTAACACTCTTGTCCGCATTGTCCTTCCGGCAGTTACAAAACTGCTCGATGGCCTGTCCGAAATGGTCAGCGTGATCGGAGAAAACGCGCGTGCGTTTGTGCTTCTCGGTATTGGATTTGGCGCAGTCTTTGCGGCAAAAAATATCAGTGCGATCAAGCAAGCTGTTGCGGCGATGAGAGCGTTTGGGGTGGCTGTCAAGATGGCGGCCTTGCCGGTGACCGCTATTGTCGTGGGCGTTGCAAGTCTGGCTTTGGCCATCGACGATTTGATCGGCTTTGCCAGTGGTGCCGACAGCATGTTTGAGCGGATGCTCAAAAGCTTTGGCATGGCCTCGGAGCAGATCGAGGATTTACGCACAAACATCCAGGCCGTCGGGAAGGCATTTGGATGGCTATGGGATGCCGTCAAACCGCTTTTAAGCGGAGCTTTATCGGTTGTCTTCAAGGTGCTTGCCGGTGCGGTTCTGGGCGTCGTAGTTGTCATTGAAGGTTTGATCCTTGGCTTTCAGACGCTGTGGAACACGGCAAAGAAAGTCGGCAAAGACATCGCAGGAGCCTTCTCGGAGGCCATTGACTTTGTCGAGCAACTGATCTCAGACGTTGCAAGCTTTGGCAGTAACCTTTCCGACCTCTTTTCGGGTATTCCGGACGCCATTGTCTCGGGGCTTGAAAGCGCGTGGGATAGCGTGGTTGCGTGGTTCGGAAAGTGGGGCGACCTGATTAAAGACAAGGTTGGCGGAGAAATCAAAGGCTTCTTCAAAGGGGTTGGTGATTTCTTCTCCTTCGGCAGTGATGATGACGAAGAAGGTCAAAAGGCAGACACTCTAGTACGCGAGCGTGAGACGGTGGCGGCAAAGCAAGCTGCATATCGCGCTGCCTCGCCTACCGTTACCACCAATGCCTCTATGAATGTCGTCAATCACATTGAGACACGTGACAATCCGCAAGCCATCGGCAGAGCTGTCGAGACTTCAGTGGCCGGCGGCTTCAATCGCCAGGCGGCACTCATCGGTCAGGCGATGAGTGGCAACAATTTGAAGTGAGGTTGCGATGCCTAAGAACTTTTCACGATGGGCGATCTTGAACGCGCACGATCAGCCCATCTGCCAGTACGTGGGCATCACAGCCTGCAATCTGGCCGAGGCCGCTCAAGTATTGACAGAGCCTTTGGAAGGTGGACAGCTTGCTGCCTACAACAAAGTACAAGCGCCGGATTCGATCAGTTTGGCTTTGGCCATTTCCGGGGATCCGTCAGTTCAGACTCAAGCTCTGAATGATTTGAGAACCTTGAAACAGGCGATCGGATCCGACTCGCTGTGCAAGTTGGTGACGCCGTATTTTGTTGTCGAGAACTTGGCGCTCGAGACGATCAGCCAAGCCCGTTCTGTTACGCAGAACGCAACTTCGCTTGTGGTAGAGCTTGGTTTTATCTCTATCCGCACGGTTCAGACTGGTACTGCGCTAGTGAGTTGGTCTCCACGTAATCCGACGAGCTCGGACGCTGTCAATGCCGGTAAGGTCCAGCCAAAGACGCTGGCTGCGCGTTTGAGTGAGGGATTGTGATGGCTTGGATGGAAATTCCTTTATCTGCGATTCCTTTTCAGATCGTCAATGCGGTTGTCAACGGACAGAACTACCGGATCACCGTCCGACAGCTCGGATCGGAGATCTATACGTCTCTGGTTGTAGACGACGAGCAGGTCACAAATTCGGTCTTGGCAGTAGCGAGGGGAAAGCTGATTCCTTGGTCTCAGACCATTGCACAGACCATGTTGTTCTGGATCGACACGCAAGGTAATGAGCGCCCGCAATATACGGGGCTCGGAGATCGTTGGCGTTTGGTTTATGAGGCAAGCGAATGAGTTCTAGTTACTCACGTAAGCGCATCCGCATCACGATCACGCTTGATGAAGGTAGCACCAGTTCGCAGATGGTCTTTACCGAGCACGCGATGTCGGTGAGGATTCAGAAGCAGGGTGCGCCCGAACTGCCTAAGGCTCAGATCTCAATCTGGGGACTTTCGCAGGCTCAGATGACGCAACTCACGATGTTGTCTTTCGACGCGAGATCCTTACGTCGTAATGTCATCGAGGTTGCAGCCGGAGAAGGCAGCTCTGGATTATCGGTGGTCTTTCAAGGCGAGATCATGAACGCCGCACCTGACCTCAACGCCGCACCGTCTCCGGTGATGCGGCTAGAAGCAATATCAGCCGCCTATCCGCAACTCATTCCTTTACCTCCCGTTGCGGTCAAAGGTGAGCAGACCGTTGACAGCCTAATGCGCAGCTTTGCGCAGCAGGCAGGAATGGAGTTTGAGAACGTTGGTGTGACTGCCTCGCTTTCGAATGTCGTGATTAACGGCGACCCGATTACGAAAGCGAAATGGGTGGCCGACACCGTGGGGGCTGATCTGATCGTGGACGATCAAAAAATGGTTCTGGTAAACCCGTCTCAGGCACGTGGGGAAGCCGTAGCAATTGACGCGATCAATCCGCAGACAGGCCAAATCGGATACCCGAGCTTTGACAGCATGGGCATTCGTGCTCTTTGCTTCTTCAACCCCAACCTGAACGTAGCGGGGCTTTGCAGGATTGACAGTTCGATGCCGCGGGCTTCAGGGGTGTGGAAGATCTACAGCGTTATTCATGCGATTTCAGCAAATATGCCCTCCGGTGGGCCGTGGCGAACTGAGATCGCTGGCACATGGATGGACTCATGAGCGAGCTTAAGAAAAACGTCAATCCGATGAGCTACGGATCCGATCTGAATGCTCAGGAATTTTTCATTCGTTCGATTATCAAACGAATGATCTCAACGGCCATTCCTGTACGTGTGGATGCGGTTGAATCGAGGGCCGGAGAAGGATCCGGCGCTTTGTACGTTGATGTGACTCCTCTGATCTGCCAGACGGATGCCGATGGGAATGCTCTTGATCCTGTGAGCATTCCGCACCTGCCTTATTTCCGTCTCCAGCACGGAACGGCGGCAGTGATCTGCGATCCAAAAGTCGGAGATATCGGTTTGGCCATTTTTGCCCAGCAAGACGTTTCGCGTCTGAACGGGCAGACGACTCCGGTAGCACCGGGCACCTTCCGATGTTTCGATATGTCCGATGGTTTCTACATCGGAGGTTTTTGGGGGCAAAAGCCAACGACTTTTATACACATCGAAGACAGCGGGCACGTGACAATCACGGCTCCGGAAGCTGTTGTCGTGAACACGACTACGGCGACAGTAAATGCCTCCGGATCAACCACCGTTGATAGCC